ATGGAAACAATGGAGCTGCTTCAATACCTGCGATTCAGAGAAGTACAAAAGATACTGGATGAGCTGCTACGCCAAAGGCTGATTGACCCCGTCATATACGACATGGTCCTTCGGAAGTACCAGAGGATATGTTCCCAACATGTTGTATAAAAATGTGAAGATTTGGAGAACTGATACTTGATATGGTGCAGGAAGTGTGGTAATGTGTCTTGTTGAAAACGGAGGAAAGGAGGTATAACAAGTGGCAGAAGTATTATGCATCCCAAAGACCATACCAGAGCGTACAGGATACCAGATACGGAGCATACGGGTGTGTGCATATTGCCGTGTGAGCACGGATGACGATGGCCAGTATCATTCCTATGACGCACAGATGGAGTATTACAAGGGGCTTATCCAGAAAAATCCGGCCTGGGAATTCTGCGGGATATATGCGGACGAGGGCATAAGCGGAACCAGCCGATGGGGGAGGGAGGACTTCCAACGGATGCTGGAGGAATGCGAAAAAGGATGGATAGACCTCATACTGACCAAATCAATCACCCGGTTTGCCAGGAATACGGTGGACACCTTATCCACGGTCCGCCATCTGAAGGAAATAGGGGTAAGTGTGTATTTTGAGAAGGAACGCCTGAATACCATGACGGAGGAGAGTGAAGGGATACTGACTATATACGGTGCGGTTGCACAGCAGGAGTCAGAGAACATATCCCAAAACGTCCATTGGTCAGCGGTGAACCGGTTCAAACATGGTACATTCGTGATAAGCAGGCGGCCGTATGGTTACGATAAGGATGAAGAGAAGGAGCTGGCTGTCAAGAAGGATGAGGCAGCATGGGTCCGCAGGATGGCCAGTATGTACATGAACGGAATGAGTGGGGTGAGGATAGCCGAATGCCTGAATCAGAACCAAGTAGCGGCGCCGTATGGTGGGCTCTGGTCCTCCGAGGCGGTCCTGCGGATTTTGTTTAACGAGAAAACAGTGGGTGACTGCCTTCACCAGAAAACCTATTCGACTGGGACGGTGCCGTACCGGACAGAGAAAAACCGTGGGAAGAAGCCACAGTATTTTATAAGGGATGACCATGAGGGTATCCTGAGCAGGGATGAGCAGATGCGGTTACAACAGATAAAGGAGCACCGTCTTGGCAGACAGGCCAGGATGAACCCGCGTGGGAGTGGAGAAACTTATATCCTAAGCGGAAAGGTGGTATGCGGGGAATGTGGGAGAACGTTCATCCGTAAGAAGGAGCAGAGACGAAAGGGAGTGTCCATCAAGTGGAGATGTCCGGGCCACCGGTCAGAGGAATGCCAGTGCTATACCAATGAGATATGGGAAGTGGATATAAAAAACACGTTTGTGAATGCCTTTAATACTCTCGTAGGACATGCGGATGAGTTGTTTGGTCCAATCATACAAGGGGTAAAGAGGATACAGGAGGCCAATGGTCTCCATGAGGCATTGGGTACCTTAAATCAAAAGAAACTGGAACTAAAAGAGCAGAGACATATACTCAGGCAGTTAAAAGCAAATGAGTGTATCGACTCTGCTCTTTATTTTGAGGAGAGCCGGAAGATTGAACGAGAGCTAAGCAGATGCAGGTCAGAAGAGAAACAGCTGCACAGTAGAGGTATCCACCAGGATACCATCACAGGATTACAGGCCACCCTGCATCAGCTCCAGGGATATGATGGGAAGATGCAGGCGTTCGATGGTGACCAGTTTATCCTCCTGGTCCGGGAAGTCTCTGTGGGAAAGGAACGGGAGCTGGGCTTCCATCTGCGGTGCGGACTTAACCTATATGAACCGGTCCTATGACAGGAGGGATGCCATGTGAACAACTATATCACCTATGGGTACTGTCTGGTTGACGGAGACATGAGAATGGATTCGGGGCAGAGTGAGGCTGTACACCTTATCTTTGATGCATATGACGGAGGAGAATCCATCAAAAAGATAGTCGGGATGCTAAAAGACAGGAAGGCACCTACCACCCGTGGAAAACCGTCCTGGACACCCGTCCTTATTCGGAAAATCTTGCGTAACAAGGACTATCTGGGAGTGGAGCCGTACCCAAGGATGATTGAAGAAGAGCAGTTTGAACGGGTACAAAAGTGCCTGAAACGCTCCCGGGATTTATGGAACCAGCGTCATCCATCCGGCTCCATCCAGGGAACATCCATGTATACAGGCCGTTTGATATGCAGCAGCTGCGGCGGGGTATATTCCATCTATAAACAGAGCGTTAGAGGTGACAAAAGGGATATTCGATATTGGAAATGCAGGCATTATGACCCGGCCACGAAGGAACCATGTAAGATGCCCATCCTGACAGAGAAGCAACTGGATGGACTGTTCTTACAAGCACTTGTGCGGATGAAAACAGAGCCGGCCCTGTACCATGAGGAAACGAAAAAGATACTGACCGGAATCATCAAAGAAAGACAGCGCATGGAATCTGAATTAAATGGGGACTGGAACAAATGCAATGAAGACTATAAAAGGATGGAGCAGCTATATTTTCAGATTGCTGCCAGGAGATACCGAGAGATAAAGATGACAGAATTGACCTGTCAGATAGAGGATTACCTTCGGGGATTGGATGGTTCCATCAAGGCAGAAAAAATTGATTCGTCCATATTTAAAATCATCAAGAGGGTAGAGGTACAGCCGGACAGAAGCTTGAGATTTCAGCTGATAAACAATGCGACAGTACTTCAATACCCAGAAATTAAAACAACAAAAGATAAGAAATCGAAGAACATACGCTACTGTGTCCCCTTCGGATACTGGCTGGATGCACAGGAAATGCCAATCATCCATGAGCAATACGGTCTAATCGTCCAGATGCTATTCCAATCCTACGCAGAAGGGATGTCGCTGACAGCACTGGCAAATGAGCTAATACGCCAGTCCATACCCAACCAGAAAGGAAAGCCAGCATGGAGCCACAGCTGTATCCGAAATATCCTCACCAACCCTGTTTATCTGGGGGACAAGAAATTTCCTGCTCTGGTGACACAAGAACTGTTTGTACAGGTACAGAGTAGGCTGGAAGAAACCGTCCGGATGAAACGGGAAAGTCAGACTAGGGAATTAGCCAGAAAGGAGGGATTACATGCCAAGGGCGGAACGAATCGTGGAGGTCATCCCGGCCACCTGGAACCCGGCGGATGAGTCGGTCCGGGAAATCAGGAAGCTGCGGGTAGCGGCATACTGCCGCGTCAGCACGGAGCTGGAACAGCAGCAGTCCAGTTACGACATACAGATTGAGTATTATACCAGGCACATCATGCAGAATCCCAACTGGATATTCGCCGGTGTCTTCGCGGATGATGGACGCAGCGCGACCAATACCTTTCGCAGGGATGACTTTAATCAGCTGATGAACCAGTGTATGAAGGGGAAGGTGGACATGGTCATTACGAAATCCATCAGCCGGTTTGCCAGGAATACGGTGGACTGCATCTCCTGGGTGAGGAAGCTCAGGGAAAAGAACGTGGCCGTGTACTTCGAGAAGGAGTATATTCAGAGCAGGCTGTATTTGGCACAACCGCTAAATATAGCCTGTTTTCTTTTAATTAAATACCATATATTGTGATTATGTTCAATTATAAATCAAGACCTTGTGTCGCTTGTCGCTTGTTTGTCGCTTAAATCCATTAAATGATATTTGAATATGCTGTAAGTCAAGCGACAAAAAAAGAGCCTGATAAAATCAAAATTGACTTTACCAGACTTCTTTTTTACCGCTGTTCAATCCACGCTTTCAGCAACCTTGCTTACAGGTTCATTCCCTAAAACTTCACTATACCCTTCTAGCACCTCATCTGCCCTTGTAATGGTGAGCCTGCCGCCCTCGCATTTTACATCAATAGGTACTCCCATATCAAAGCCACAATCTTTCAGCCATTGCCCCTTTAACGTAATGGTCGGCGTTGCTTTGTAATGATACCCGCTTTGTTCACAAACTTTCATACTTCGGTATTCCTTAAAGGCCATATGTTTTTCTCCTTTCAGTTTTGAATATGCTAAAGCAAATTAAAGTATGCGAAAACATACTTTTGTGACTTGACGTAATTATAATATATTTTATTTCACTCGTCAATATGCTCTCGCTAATTTTAAAATGCCATCGCATACTTTTGGCTTCTTTCAAGGAAAAATGACATTTGACAGCAAATTATAGTTTGCTTATAATAATAAAAGTACCGTGAAAGGAGATTATTTGCCTATGATTGCGTTCTATAAGCTATGGGACAAAATGAACCGAATGGGTATCCGTAAAAAAGATTTAAAAGATAAAAAAATCATAAGCGCCGCCACAATCAACAAAATGAACAACAATGAAATAGTCACCACGGAAACCCTTGATAAACTCTGTGAATATCTTAAATGCCAGCCGGACGAAATACTGGAATACATTCCGAACACGCCGGCAGAGGAAACGTCACCCGATGAAGAATAAGGGCGCAATCAAATTATGACTGCGCCTTACAATAAAGCGTCAAATCCGCTTTATATCCCTCAAACACATCAACCCTCGTTATATCGTATAAAGCACCTTTATACCTTATAACGTGGGTTGTCTTTATATCCGCCCGGTAACTAATTTGAAACAGCACAGTTTCATTTGTTTTGGTCGAAACCCCTGTGACAACTTCCTGCCCGGACAGTTGACGGAAATAAGCCCACACAACGGCAACAGGCACAAGAGTTTTTATCATGTTTCCTATTTTGTCTTTGGTATACTGATACTCACAGATTTCTATTTTCTTATCCTTTAACTTCATTCAGATTGCCCCCGTATATTCATTGTAGTGTTCATAAAGCCCAACATAACAGTCAAGCAGCGCCGCCGCCCCGTCAATGCGCTGTTTTGGTGACTGATTTTTGACAGGCACAATATTTCCGTTCCGGTCAGTCTGAACGCCCGTATTCGTCAGACACCATTTCAAAATAGGGTTGTTATTGTAATTGACTTTGTGCGCCTTTAAGTCCGCACCCAACATCTGCATAGGCAGGGAAAGCGTCTTTGCTCCCTGTATACAGCGGATCATGTTAAAACCCTGCATTTGCATTTCTTCCACAAAATAACGCGCGCTGTAGCTGTCATAATAAATCCACGCCGGGAAAAGCTCATACTGCCTCACCATTTCAACAAACCATGAGGTAACGTCACTGTAATTGATAGAATTGCCGCTGCACAGGCGCAACAAGCCACGTTCAAACCATTTGTCATAGGGGATTTTATCCTGCTTCACACGTTCCGGCAGATTGTCGGCAGGCAGCCAGTACATTTGCCGGATATACTTCTTATCGTCACCCCGGCGCATAAACAACAGGCTTGCACAGGTCAGGTCGGTTGTAATAGACAGGTCAGCGCCGCCGATACAATAAGCGCCCTTAAAATCCGCAAGGTCAAAACATTCTGTATTGTTGATAGCGTCAAAGGAAAGCCACGCCGTTTTCACCGTTTCCCGGATATTAAATTCCTTGCAGAGAACGCCGTTTAAATCGTTGGGATTTTGCTTCGCCCGCTCCACCTTTATCTGCAGGTCGTCCAGCTTTTTAATACGTCCCAAAGACGGGTTCGCTTTATACCATGCGGCAGGTTCCGTCCATTCATCACGCTTGTCAAGCTCATACAGGACGGGCAGAAACGTATCGTCCGTTAAAACGCCGTCTGCGACTTCACAGGCATGGTGATACATCTCATCAAAAATACATTCCCGCACCGTCCCGGCGGTGGTTATCATCACAAGCAAAGGTTGGCGGCGCGCGCTCTGTGACTGCCGCATTACTTCATAAAGGTTTCTGTCTTTAACTTGATGCAGCTCGTCCATGATAACAAAACTTGTGTTCAGGCCGTCCAGACTGTCAGAATTACGGGAAAGCGGCTGCAGCTTTGCCATAGCAGGGGTAAAGTAGAGGTCGCTTTTCCGTTTGCGGATATGCTTTGACAATTCTGGCGACTGCTTCACCATATTATGACATTCATCAAACAATAACCGGGCCTGTGCGTATTTGGTCGCTGTACTGTAAACCTCTGCGCCACCCTCGCCGTCAGCGGTAAGCATATACAGAGCAAGCCCCGCAAGCAACGTGCTTTTGCCGTTTTTACGCCCTACAAGAAAAAATGCTTCCCGGTATCGGCGCAAGCCCGTATCAGCGTCAACAAAGCCAAACAGGGCTTGTATAAACGCCTTTTGGAACAATTCAAGGGCAACACGCCGTCCTGCCCATTCCCCCTTAGAATGACGGCAGAACCGCTCTATAAACGCAATCGGGCGGCTTGCCTTGTCCTCGTCAAACACATACCGCCCCGGTGTCTGCGTTTCCTCTGCAAGCCTCGCATACAAAGCCTTAATACGCCTGCCGGCCGGGATTTCGCCCCGCTGCAGCAGGTCATTATATTGTATGATAAAGTTCATGTTACACCGTGGCGGTAAATTCAAGCAGAGCGTCCTTTTCCGTACATTCGTTTTCGTCCTCCGCTACAAGCTGCAAATAGGCTTTCTGCGTCGTCAGAAAAGTACGCATAAGGGCGGTATAATCCTTATATGCGCCTTGCTCCTTAATTACTGCAAGTTCCTGCTCCATATAGACAAGTTCATCACGCAAAGCGTTGACTGCCATTTGCCGTTCCGTGCTATAAGTCTCATTCATGTTCGTTCCCCTCTCTTTCAATTTTTACAAGTTCGCCGTTGCTGTCAAAGCCATAGCCTGCCGCAATCGCCCCGCCGTTTGAAAAGTGTTCTTTGTTATGGCATTCAAGGCACAGACTTTCAAGGTTTGCCGGATTCATGCTGATTGCAGGGTTATCAATATTTGCCGGGTTCAAATACTGCCTATGGTGGGCGATTTCTGCGGGCGCGCCGCACCGTTCACAGATATAATTCCTAGCCAGCAGGAACGCCTTTGACAGCTTACGCCACGCCGCCGAATTGTAAAAAGCCTTTTGCGTCACGATTGCCCCCGCTCCGCACTCAACGCCTTTAACAGACAATCTATCACCCGCTGCAGCTTGTCCGTATCGGCATTTTCGCCATAATACCATTGCCAAAGGATAAACCGCCCGGCGGTCAGGGCGACAGGGGAATAACCGCCCCCGTTCGCCCTGTACCCCGTGGCGTGATACAGGTATTCCGGCAACGCTTCCACAAGGGCTGAAATCTCACCGTCATTGTCCGTGCCGTCAATACGCAAAATATTTCTTGCTTCATCAATGGTGAACATTGCCGTTTCCCCTTTCTTTAGGCTACAGTGACTTCAATTTTTACGAACGCGCCGGGAACAATAGGCTTGCCGTCTGTGATACAAAGCGCCCTAAAATCAATCAGACCGCTAGTAAAGCCGCTTTCCCTGCTAACCTCGACAGCCACGCCCTGTGGGATATTCACGCCGTAATAAAGGAAATTGCCGAAAAGGACCGTTCCCACCGGGACATTATCATCAAGGACAATTCCAAAACCGAATAAACGGCGAACGCCACCGCTTTCTGTATCAGTGAAAATATACCTGCCGTCATTGTCTTTCAGCGTGTACACCTGTCCGAACAGGGTTGCGGCGCTCATAGCGAACTTTGCGCCGCCTGCGTAACCTGCGGGCATTTTAGCAATAGCAGCAAGCAGATTATCAGCGGTTAAAGTATTCGTGCTGACTGTGTTAGCGTCCGTCCATACAACGCCGGATAAAATGCCTGTGGGCTGCCCTGCGCCCGTGCCGGACACGATAGCCGCCCCGATCGCGTCCGCAACAGCACTGCGTAACTCCTGCGTGATATAGCTTTCAAAAGCGGCAATATCCATGCGGCGGACCGCCGCGCTCATGGAAAGCACCTTAACAAGTTCAAGCCCGGAAAAAGTCACGGCGGCAGTCGCCGCGTTGCCGCGCTCAACGGACGCGCCCTCGACATGCCAGCTTGCAGCGTCCGACGGCGTACCGACAGGTACGGACAAATTCGACGGCACGTTAAAGATACGCACCTCATTATAAAGCCCGTTCGTCCCTCTTGCCTGTTTGACAACCTCGTTCAAGGTCTGTGTCGGGACTACGGCGACACTGTTTGACAGGGTATTAAAGCCGTCTGCCCGCTTTTCAGCAGCGCCAGCGCCAAAGGCTCTTGTCTCGCCGTCGGTCAGTTCTTTCCCCAACAGACGCTTATAAAATGCGCTGCGGTATTCCGGGGCGGCGTGGGTGTCCGGGTTCACGGCTGCCGTATTCAGGACGGCGCTTTCAATAGGGTTAAAATGATTCATAAACTTTACTTCCTTTCCGGCTCTCGCCTGTACGCTGGTTTGTGGATAGGCAGCCCGGTTTACAATCGAGATTTCATAAACCGCTGCGATTTTAGTAATCGTGCATTCCCGTTTCTGCTCATCAAAGGCATATTCGGAAATTTCAAACGCAAATGACATTTCCGACAGGTCGCCGCGCTTGATAGCTTCATAAACGCTGCGCCCCTGTTCGGTATCTGGAAGCTCCGCCCGCATATCAAGCCCCGTTTCCGATATAGTCAGTGTCAGGGTTTTAGGCGAACGTGCAAGGGGAATCCCCGTGCCGTTGTGATTGACAAGCAGAGTGATATTATCAAGGTTCACACCGTCAAGGGCGTTCCTGGCGATAAATTCCGTATAGCCGCCCATATCGGCGGGCTTGTCAAATACAATAACGGTCCCCTCAACAATCAAGGGCTTGTCGGCTGCCCGGACGTTATACGCCCGTGTCTGTGTCTGCTTCATTTTCCTGTACCTCGCTTTCTTCAAATTGGTATGCGTCCGCTTTGTCGGCGGTCACATAGTTCAGGCTTTGCAAGCGGCGGTTGCCGTCCGGTACTTCGGGCAGGGCAAGCAGCTTGCGGGATTCATTAATTGAAATTACGCCGAACGGCAGTAATTCACGCAACAAAGAAATCCGGGTTGCGGCGCTGGAAAATTCTAACCGTTCAGCGGTAAAGGTGATTTCACCGCCGCACTTGCGGGAATATTCAAGCGACATTTGAATGGCAAAGGGTTCAATCAGACTTTCATAGAACGCCGCAAATTCATCTTCTGTATACTCTGCGCTTACGATTTTCGGGGAAAGCCCTAAATAGGCGCATATCTGTCTGTTTATGGCTTCTGTCTGCTCCTGCGGCACGTTATAAGCCGTCTGTGCGGTCGGGACAAATTCAAAACGCTGGTCCGTGGCCGCAATGCCGCCCGTGTTCGATAAATTGAAATAGTCCTTTACAAACTGGTCCTTTTCCGCTTTCACCTGCGCCGGATTCACAAGGCTTGTAAACTTCAACACACCCCGAATATTCGTTGCATTCTTCACCGCCGCCCCGGTCGCTTCTGTCAGGGTGTGCGCTGCGTCAATCAGCGGGTAAAGCGGAGCATTATCGCTGCCCAACAATTCATTGGTGGAATAGTGGCGGCGCAAGTGGATAATATCGGCGTAGGGTAGCAGCACTTCCTTGCCATCGCTGAAAATCATTTTTGTGTACAGCGTCCCGTCCTGTGTTCCGATAAATTCCACGCTTGCAGGTGTCAGCGGATAAAAAGCCGTCACGTTCCGGCTTCTCTGAATCAGGACAAAGGCGTTGTTCGTGGTGAAATAAGCCGTTGCCGTTTTATAAAGCAGTTCATAGGCGGTCATATAGGGGTTCGGGCTGCAGGACAGCAGATTTTCAATTCCGCTGTCCTGTGCATGGGCTTTCAACTTTGCCGCATGGCGGGCGATAGCGTCTACGGCGGAACGGAAAGCAGCGTTTCCATATGCCGTGCCACCGAATGCCGTAAAACCGCTTTGTATTTCAAGTGTAATGCCTTGCGGTTCAGGCTCTTTCCTTCTGAATAATTTCTGCAATGCGTTCATAGGCTTGTGCTCCATTCTGTGAAATTTTATTTTTCATGCGGGGGAAAAATTAACTCCGGCGTCGGTGTCCGTGGGCTGTCCGGGAAGCTGCCTGCCGGGGGAGTGTCCGCGCTGTTTTCATCATTGGGTGACGGGCGGTGATGGCAGTTTACAACCATTCTTCTAGTAAAAACAATTTTTCAAAATAGAAAAGTATGCTATTCACTGTCACCCGCCGTCACCCGTGACGGTTCGCCCGGTCAGCGGCGGCACGCTGTCAAAGGACGCTGCCCCGTGACAATCCGTGAATGGCGGCGTGATACGCAAGCCGATTACAAGCATTCCGGTTTTCTTTTTCTGATACTTAAAGCCTGTGTCTGCCATTGCTTTGTTAAAGTCTGCATTGCTCCGGGTATAATCCCCGGTATGGCTGCAATATGCCCGGTATTCTGCGTACAGTTCACCGGATTTTTCTGTATATTCCGGCTTGATTTCGCAAGTATCTTCAAGGAAATTGTGCAGCCAGTCATTCGCCGCCCGGTATTCCTCGATTGCGTCAAGTACGCATTGGGGCTGTCTGATTTTGAAGTTGTTCGTAATAAACCGCTTTGCCCCCTGTATCATCCATGTCAGAGCCGCCCCGCCTGAATGGTGATACAGAGAATCGGCATAGTTCATAACTTCGCCCTCCATGCCACGAAAACAGGCATTGAACGGAATTACAATTAACCTGTCCCATGTGCCTTTGTCTGTAGTCCCTACTTTCGGCAGGTGGTTTGTATACAGCACGGTTGAATGTGACGGGATAAAGCTGAACGGCGCTTTAAACTTCTTTTCTGCATAAACCGGATCAGTGCTGCAAAGTTTCTTTACAACGGCGGTATCAAGCCGCATACCCTCTTCAAGCTCCGCCGCAATGACAAGCCGTTTGCCGCGCAACTCTGCATATTCAGGAGACTTGTTTTTCCGGCAGTTTACAGTCAGGGTTTCTGCGGATAAGCTGCCCGCATAATTCCCCATAACACGGGCAAGCAGATTGAAAAAGGTACTCTTGCCATTGCCGCCCGCGCCGTAAGCAATTACCAGATATTCACAATACACTTTGCCGACAAGGAACATCCCGGCGATTTCCTGTAAATAGCGCTGCAAATCTTTGTCATTGCAGGTCAGGTGGTGCAGAAATTCAGTAAACAGTTCTTCGCCCGTTGTCCCCGGTGAAACGGCGGTTATTTTGGTGCAGAAATCCTGTGGGTCATGTGCCCGTCCCGTGCCTGTCCGCAAGTCCACTGCTCCGCCGGGAGTGTTCAGCAGAAAGCCGTCAAAGTCAAGGCTCTCAACGCTAATCTGCAATTTTGGTCTTGCTTCATTCAGTGCGGCGGTGATACGGGTTGTTCTGCGCTGCCCCAACACAAAGGAACGGTAATCTGTAGCAAATTTCAGCCGTTTTTTTGCTTTTCCCTGCGCGCTGCTGTCCCCGCTTTCAATAGCGGCGTTCTCCATTGCCTGCGCTTTTGAAACAAGTATCCGTGCTTCTTTAAGCTGCCGTTCTGTCAAGTCCTGCGCAAGCCCCTGTGCGGTGATTTCATTTTCATTCCATACCTGCCCGTCATATACAATCCACCTTGTAGCGGCACTATATTTCATGCGGTCCCGGTAAAGCCCGGCAAGGACATTTGCCTGTCCTATATCCGTATAGTCAGAGGGTATCAGGCTGTCAGAAAATTCCTGCGCCTGATAGTCCTGCGGCGGCAGATAGTCCGGCGCGGTTTTGACGGTCTTGTTATAGAATTTCAATGCACTGTTCCAAATGACGGAAAGTTCACTGTCTGGAAGCAGCGGCGTACATCTGGCGGCATATTCCATATATGCGGCATAAGCCTTGCCGTCAGTATTTCCGTACTTTTTCAGCAGTTTCCCGGCATATTGGGATAATGTGCTGTTCCGTTGTCCCTGTGGGATTTCCGGCAGCAGATTATTAGCCTTTACGCTGTCGGCTGCCGGGACAGGCTGCGTATTCAGAAAGTCTGTGACCGTAATGTTACCGGGATAGTAAGCAGCGGTGGCGTTCTCTACCCCGAAAAGAAAGCGGGCAGCGTCCAGCGCCTTTTTATCATAATAAGGGAATAAGGCTTGCAGTTTCGCTTTCATGGCCGCATACTTCACCGGGTCTGTTTCTGTGTTAATAGGGAAATAGTAGTGAAAGCGTGGGCGCGGCGGTCTGCCATTTTTAGATTTCTTGTGATTGCGGGACGGCACGGCATAAAACGCTACACCCGGCATATCCGCCTGTACTGTTTCCGGCGTTATCCATTCAGCGGCATTTTCGGTATGGTCGTTGTCGCTGTCCATTTGCAGGCAGTCTGATTGCAGAAAAGTGTCAATGCTGCGGTGCGCCCTTATGATGTTACCGTGCTTGTCCTTACCGTCTGTATATGCCGCGCATACATGGTCGAACACTGCGGCTATCTGCAGGTCCTCTGCGCTGTGGACTTCTACCCGGTGGGGATAGCTTGTATTTGCCGCATTGCCCCGGCAGTTATTTCTGAAAACTGTAATGATGTTCAGGCTCATATAAATTGCCCCCTTTTTGCAAAAAGTCCCGGAAAACGTGCCGCGCTATATAGCAGCGGTTTCCCACCTGGATAACAGGAAACGCTTTGCGTTTTACAAGCGTTCTGATTGCATATTCCGGGAATTGAAATTCCTTTGCAGTTTCCTTTATTGTCAAGGCTGTTTTCTGTTCCATGTTGCATACCCCTTTCTATAAAAGTGCGTTTTTCTTGTTGATTAATATTGACAAATGCGCTTTTATTGTTTATAATATCATTATAGCAATAAAAACAGATAAGTCAAGTTTTCTTGTTATATCTTTAAAAGTTCAAGAAAACCGAATTTCAGAAAGAGGTCTTAAATGGAAAAAACAAAAAAAACGGTTTCAATGGCAGAGTATAATTCCCGTTTTGCAGAAACTCTGCGCTACATAATGGATAAACACGGCACAACACAAAAGGAGCTTGCCGACTTTGTTGGTGTCCGCCCGCAAACACTGTCCCTGTATTGCACCGGGGAAACACAGCCTAACTGTGACAAGCTGTTAAAGATAGCTGAATTTTTCGGGGTGACAACAGATTATCTGTTGACAGGCATAATTATTGAAGATATTCCGGTGCGTGAAATGCTTGGATTGTCTGAAAGAACCGTGGAAAATATGAAGCTGGTTAAAGACGGCTATTTTGAAGATAGCCCCTATATGCTGCCCATACTTGACATGATGTTAGGGGAAAAGGATTTCTATTCCTACTTAGAACGTGCCGCCTATTGGCTGCAAAATGGCAATGAAGATATGGAAGAAAAGCGCGACTATTACGAATTTAAGGCATTGCAGGAGCTTCAGGCATTTTTTCTTGATTTCCTTAGCCGTGATTTTCAGAAATATAAATTATAACAGGAAAGGGGTGCTTGTATGGCAAGTATCAGAAAGCGCGGGGATTCCTACACCATAACCGCATACATGGGCTATGATGAACAGGGACGGCAGCGCAAGAAAACAACTACATTCACGCCGCCGGACGGTGTAACGCCGGGAAAGGCTGAAAAGCTGGCAAAGGCATATGCGGCAACATGGGAAGAAAAAATAAAAGGGTATGTCGCCCTTGACGAAAACCGCACATTGTCCGAATTGGCTGAATGGTACTATTCAACGGTCGCACCGTCCGTGCTAAAGCCCAAAACTTTAGAGGGAAACAAAAAATCGGTATATGACCATATTATTTCAAAGATTGGGCGTGAAAAGCTAAAGAACATAACGCCGCCTATGCTTGACAGCTTATTTGCAGAACTGCAAAGAAGCGGTTGTATGCAGGAAAGTTTCCGGCTGAAAGGCAAAAGTCTGCTTGACGGTGTAAACCGTGAAAATCTGGCAAAGAAAGCAGGGGTCAGCCGTGCGGCAATTTATGACGTACTGGCGGGGCAGACAATCCGGCGCGGCAATGCGGAAAAGATAGCTGCCGGACTGGAAAAGCCGTTCAACAAAGTATTTGATGATGTAACACAGAAACGGGGATTGTCCGGCGCGTCCACCAACAGTATCAAGCTGAATTTATCAGCAATATTTACGGCAGCGGTAAAAAAAGAAATTATGCGCCGCAATCCCTGTAAGCTGGTTACGCCGCCAAAGGTGGATACAAAGCCCGCCGCATACTTTGATGAAGAACAGTGCCGCAAGTTCCTTGCCGCCCTGCATGAACAGCCTGAATTTCAGTTTGAAGTTATCTGTAATCTGTTCCTAGCAACAGGTATCCGTTGCGGCGAACTGTGCGCCCTGCATTGGGACGATATTAACCTTGAAACCGGGCTTTTATATATTCGTCATACGCTCGTGCGCCTGAATGGAGAATACACCCGTTCACAGCCTAAAACGTCTGGCAGTGAACGCCGTATAGTTTTACCTGAATACATTATTGAATTGCTGAAAGAGCATAAACGCAAACAAACTTTAGAACGTTTCAAGTCGGGGCATATATGGGAAGCCCCGGAAGCGGTATTCACCAACAATTCCGGCAATTATTGGGTTGGTGGAAATTTGAACGTCAAGCTGCACCGTCTTTGCAAAAAGTATGAACTGCCGGACATTCACCTGCATTCATTACGGCATACACATGCTTCCTTGCTGATTAACAGCAACGTGACGGCAAAGGTCATTGCAGACCGTCTTGGACACTCCACCACGAAAACTACGCTGGATACTTACAGTCATGTATTTGCGGAGAGTGAGGTCAAGGCAATGCAGGCTATAGATATGGCTCTGTTCCGTAAAGCAGAATAA